AAGTCAGTTGATGTCGCCGCGGCAATAGTTGCTGTTAGTAAATTTAAATCACCAGCTGAACTAGCAATTGAATGGATACTAACTGTATCACCTACAGCAAATGTATTGTTTGCTGTATATGTAATAGTTCCACTGCCATTAACTACTGCGTTGGTTATAGTAACTTCAGGTGAAATATTTGCATATGAGTCTGGATTATCAGGTCTATCATTTGCATCAGAATCTACAATAGATAAGATAACTTTTGTCGGATCATATATTCCTGATTTAGATCCATCAGTTACAAAGTCATATCCGTATATATAGAATGTTGCATTTGGTAACTCTGTTTTTGTTGTGTCTGTAATTGCAATAGTGTCACGTTTCTTTCTACGTGTTTCACCATCCATATAAAATTCATTAGTAATATTACTGAATTCAATTTGTGATGATGCTAGTTTATATCTAACTACACGTTGAGTCATTGTCCACTTATCAATATTATTACTTGTTGTATAGTTAATATGCAATAACCAATTATTATCCTTGCCACTCTCAAGTGATGTAATATCAAAATCACCTGGCATTGCTGTGTCGCTTGCTGTTGGTAGTGGATCACGTTCTATAATTTCCCATTTAGTATTGGCGTAATCAAACTTTAAAGCAAACGTTTGTTTTGCTTTAATGTAGTCAATAACAGTAGAACGTTCACTTGCTGTAAATTGTCTGCTAAGAGCAGGTACAATTAAATCTAATGTTGCATTGGTTGGGATAGCTCTATCAAGTCCTATTGCTCCTTGATCGTCTGGCGAGATACCTGTAGGGTTTCCACTTCCATTGTCAATACCAAGTCCTTGATTATAAACTTTGTTTACCTGTGCCCAATATGTTCTTGTACCAGAAGTAAATTTTAATAGTGCACCTTGTTTAAGAAATTTTAAGTATGAAGTTTGCTTATCACCAACACCATAAATTGGATAATTCTGTCCTGCATCATTTAATCTAAAATAACCAGTTAATGGATACTGTGTGCTTGCAGTCCATAAGAAGTTATTAACAGTATAATTTGTTTTTAATGCTGTAAATGTATTCAAAAACTTATCGTAATATAAGTTAATCATCTCATCATCACTAACTGCTTTTCTGATATGTTTGTCAAAAACAACAGCCGCACTAACATCACTCATAATTGTTTCTTTAGTGTGTTCAGTTTTTGTTAATATACCATCTGTTGCAAATAAACGTAAGTTGCTATATGCACCAGTTGGATCCTTCATGTCAACATAACGACTAAATCCGCTGTGTGTTCTATTGACTGCTTTAATTTTTTTAACGCTATCTGTTGTTGTAAGTAATAATCCGTTATAATCATTAGCAGTGATCATTCTGTTTTGGCTGGCAAATGCCTGCGGTGCAGATGTTTTAATGTCGTTTAATGATTCACCAGAGCTTGCAGTGTTAATAGTTTTACGTAATTGCACTGTCATTGTTGCACTATACGTGTTGTTGTCTGCGCCTACGTACTTTACATTAATACGTTTAATGCCAATGTCATCTGGACGTAAGCTATATGTTTCGTTTAAACTTGTTCTATGCCAAACTCTTATAATTCCTTTTGGTAAATTACCTAATGTGCTATCAGCAAACTGAATTGAAACTTTATTTCCTGATAATGATTTTACACTAAAAATATCTCTAACTCCAGAAGCCAGGCTATTATATTGCACATTAGTTCCATGTACTTGGTTTACTTTTGTCCAAGTTTTTGATACTGCGCCTTCTGCGTTAATTGTTTGAACCCACACATCTGTGTTGTTTATATTTTCTGAATCTAGATCAAGTGTCATTCCACTAATTGGATCGCTAACATTAAAGTCTTGAAAATCTAAATTACCTTCTTTTAATCCAAAGAAGAAACCTGTGTTATCACTAAGAATTCCTTGCCCATCATTTTTATATAACATAGTAAATGCATTGACTGGATTTGGATCCTTCTCAACATAATTTTTCATATCAGTATCATAATCAACGCTGTATGCATTAAAAATTGTGCTTACACCTTGTGCAATGCCGTTAAATGAAAATGTAAGTTGATCAGAAGTATTGTTTAGATTATAGAATTGATTTTGTACTCCACCAATAGTTACTTGTTTTGTAGGTGATCCATATGGATTTGTACTTGAAAAAATTGCATTCATAACATTAACAAAGTTGTCTAAGTTATCTGCTGTTGTACTATTTTCAAAGTTAAATTCTTGTCCGGCTAGTGTTGTGCCGTTATTACCTATAACGTCTTCGTTTGTTTTTACAGAGATAACTTTAACAAAACCAGATGCAGTTGAATTCCTTCTAGGAGTATATCCGAGGAACTCTGAAAGTTTATAAACTGATTCTGTTTTATCTGCTGTACTTAAAAAGTTATTACGTGCATTTAAATCTACACGGAAAGCTAGACTATGTCCGAACCTTGCTATAACATCTAATAGGCTTACAAATTCTGCACTCTCTACCCAGTCAGTGTAACTTTCAGGATAGTTAGTTCTAATGTACTCCACCATGCTATCACGGATTGTATCATAATCATATGCTTGGAAATTTGCGTTTATGTAGGATTCATATACTGCCGTATAGTCCTCAGCCGCAAATAATTTTGTCTGTCTCTGTGTCTGTGCCATTATTGATCCTCAAACTCTCTGTCAAATTTTAGTTCTAAAGTTGTTTTAGTTGCAGTAGGAACATATGTTAATGTACAGTTAACTTCAATTTTTTGTTCATCAAAGTCAACAGCTATTGTACTGCTATCAACTGTAAAACGTGGATCATAGCTTACAACATCCATAACATCTGTCTTTACTGCATCCACTGTAATCATATCAAGTGGTTGCATTAACATATATGGTAGTATGCTACCAAAGTTTGGATTAGTCCATTTCTCACCTTTGCGAATACTAAAGTGGTTTTTTAAATCACGCTTTGCTAGATCCAAACCAGTTAGCTGTGTTGGTGTAAATGACTTACCTATTGTACTATATCCGTATATCTTACTCATACTAATATTTATGCACAAAAAACCTCGGTTTTTAAGCCGCTTGCTTATTGAGGAAAATTAACTCATCTGGCCAACTAATGTAAGTTTTCCAGCTGTCGTCTTGTATATGTAGGGGGATATTCTTGAATTTATGATTTAATTCGTGATATGTTGGCTTTATTGGTTTGTTTTTAGGACGGTAAAGCTCACCACCCTTTTTCCAGTTGCAGGCTTTACAGGCTGTAGTACAGTTTTCCCATGTACTAGCCCCACCTAATCGCCGGGGCAATACGTGATCTATAGTAAGTTCAGTTTGGGGGAATACATCATGACAATATTGGCATGTAAACTTATCACGTATAAACATATTCCTGCGAGTAAACTTTGCACTTGCCGGAAGGCTGTGGTATCGTTTCAACATTACTACACTAGGTTTGGGCATACTAAAATTTGCACTACGAATTAAATCGTCGTAGTTCTCGATGATCCTAACTTTGTCTAAAAAATAGGCTTTGACTGCTAGTTGCCAACTTATGGTACTTAAAGGACAAAGACTAATTGGTTGGGCATCTGCATTGAGCAAAAGAGTGCTTGACATATTACTTTTTCTTCCATGTCCACACTGCTAAATCAACTGGAGGCCTACCAAAGTCTGGCTCTCCATGTCCTTCTTCAGGTAACCCACCTGCCGCTAGTTCTAATGCTGGTTCAATAAGATATTCCACTTTATCTTTATAAGCCTCATGCATCTCTTCAACGTTTTTCCAATTCCAATTATGTTGTTGGTGACCTCGTGCATATAATGCTTCTTCTTTATCTAAATGTAATCTTACTCTAACGATAAAAATACCGCCAGGCTTAACCCAGTCAATTGCTTTTCCAAACTGACTAATAATATTATCAAACGTTCCAAAATTTAAACTGCCCAATGCCATGACAACATCAGCACATCCATGTTGAAAAATATTTCTATCATATACTTCTTCTAATGACATATTGAAGTCCGCTTCAGGATAATCTGAAACATCCAATCCAATAAGATTAGGTATAAGTCCTTTAAAATTATTTTTACCACAACCAATATCAATTACTAATTTTGGATTGCATTCATTTACAAATGGAATTAAATTTAGGCTTGATAAATTATGCGTAGCCCAACGCTCTTTGCTGTAAGGAGCCCAATTAAAATGTTCTTTTACAGCTTCTATACTATCTAATTTTGGCATTTATTCTTCCTAACTTTCATTTTCTTTATATAATGTAGCAACTCGTCTCATTCTTGTTTGTGACATCTTTGGTAAGAACCGTTGCAGTTCTGCATAGTATACATATTCAGCTTGTTCTTTTGCCAAGTCGCTATCAAATCTACTTGGGTATAGTTGTCTAATACGTTGTATGCCTTCTGCTTTAATTATGGATCTGTCTTTTGTTCTTCCATAATCTCCAAGCATCATAATTTTAGCTTCACCTTGTCTTATATTTCTTTGATATCCTGACAATACTAATGCTGTTGCGTAGTACTCCCATTGTTTATTATCAAAATAATCTTTTACATTAAATTTTCTATCTGCGGTACCAATACTAAAAACTTCACCTGTATGATAGAATAAACTTAACATTGCATCATACTGTCCTTGGGTAAACATAACATTGGAATCAAATCCTATTTTAGCTTTGAATCTTCTTTCAGTTGCTTTAAATTTGTCTATCCAAAAGTTATATGATTTCTTTTCAGTAAGACCAATACCATTTAATTGTTCAGTTGTTCCGTATCCAATAAGTGTTCCGTTAGAATATTGATATCCTCTCCACTCATTCTGTCTTAATATAAAATTTATTAATGCCGAACTTGCTTCAAGATTTTGTAAAATAACAAGTGTGTCAGCCACAGTTTTATCCATCTTAGTGAATAAATCAAATTCTATCAGATCATTTTCTGTTAATGTATTTGGTAATTTAATTTGCATTAGTTTGTATTACCTTTTGCTACTGTAAACGTTTCTTGTACGCCGTCTGCGCCTTTCCAAGGGTGATGCTCAGGAACTCTAGTTGCCGCACTTGCTAGTACATTTGTATTTTCTACTAATTGGTTATCTATAATCTTTGTAGCAGACGTTGGGACAGGCCCGTTCATATCAATTCGTCCTGCTTGCTCTTTATAATTACCAGCCGCTATTAAGTTGCCATTTACACCTGCTTCAAATTTAAAGTCCTTTGCAGTATATAAATCATAGTCACCAGCAGTGGCTTCTACTTTAACTCCATCTGCACCTGTACTTTTTATTTGTACACCATTGTCGGCTTGCATATTGATATTTCCTTTGGCGTGTAAGTTGAAGTCACCCTCACAGTGATAGCTAATATCTTTTTGGCTGTATACATCTATTTTACCTTCACCATCCATTTCAATATATGCATTACCTTTATGGTTAATAATGAAAACAGTTTGGTTTGTATCGTCCATTAATACTTGGGCGCCACCTTTTGTTCTTATTCTAATATTTTTACTATTGCTCTGTGCATCACCATCATCCATTGAAACGGTATGACCGTCTGCTGTTGTAATACCAAATACTCTACTTGGTGATTCTCGCCTAGCACTTGACATGCTATGCCCTCGTACAAAGTCATTCTCAAGTCCTTGATTAATTAAGTTTTGACTTGAGTTTGGATCAGTAGGTTTTGTATCTGCATCAGTTGCATCATAAGGATTTTTCTCTGATACAGGTAATACTGTTCCTTGCTGTGAATAATTTAATGCACTTGCTTTGCCACCCATCATATGATTTCTGTCAATACCTATTGCACTTCCTATTAGATATCCTACTTGGTGTCTAGTAGTAAAAGCAACTAGAACTTCAGTACCTGTAGCTGGTGGTTGTGGCCACATGCCGTAACTTTTGGGTGAACCACTTTCGCTAGATTCATCTGATCCATATTGTGTAGGATCACCACTTGAATCTTTAGGATTAGTGTATCCACCGAATGGTGTTATTAGCAATACATAGCGAGGAGTATCTTCAGCACCAAATTCTGGAAACTTAACTTTAATTCTTCCAGTGTAAATTGCATCTGCTGTATCAGTAACTACACCAACATAAACTCCATTTAATATATTAACTCCACCAAGACTGCCCTGTTGCATTTTTTGAGGTAATCTTGAATTACTACTTTGATATGCCACTACATCATCTCCAATTCTGTTTGCATTAGATACGTACTAAAGTTTCTATTTCTCATAGTGTGTAACGTTTGTGTAAACTGCCCTTGTGATAATTTTTGGTCTACTTTAAAAACTTCATATAATCCACTGGCCGCTGTATCCATATCTCCACGACGTTGTCCCTCTAAGTATGTAACTGTTTCCTCAGGCTTATAGGTGACAAATCCTATGTATACTGTTGAATTTTGTACATCCATTAATTTCACCTCAGTACCCAATACAGTTGTACCGTTGCCCATCCAAAATGGATCTCCTCTTATTTCAAGTGTCATATTAAGAAAATCCTCTTCTCGTCTTGACATATTTCTATCAGCCATTGCATCAGTGCCTTTAGCCTGTGTAACGTCTTCACCAGTATTTTGTACTTTACTACCTGTTGCATCTGTACCATATACTGGTCTTTCTATTGGCTGTTGTACCAATTCAGTCTGACTAAGGAAAGCCTGCTGAGTAGGTCTAATAGTAGTTTTTTGTAATTGACTTGTAGTTTTCATACCACTTGCTTCCGGCAAGAATGCTCCAGCATTTGGATCCTGTGCTACGAAAAATGCATTGTTAACATTTAAATCAAACTGTAGCACTTCTGTATTTTGTCCTGTATACAACCAATTATATTTTTTAACAACCTGTTCTGATACAGATTCTGTATATGATTGTTGATTTTGTTTTAATGTAATATGTTTTTCTTGATCAGCTGAATTTGTTGATACTTGAGCAGTATCGTTATATAAATCTACAACAATTTTAATTTCCATTTCAGATGTGTTAGTTTTTGGATCGTCTCTTTCCAACAGTCTTATTTTTGTAGATGATTTAATAATAGGTGTTGTGCCAATCTCTGCTCTTTTCTGTGCCGCATACTCACCAAATAGTGGACTATTTTTTGTTAACATAACTTCAACATAATCTGCAATATTTGTATTTGGATTAATAGGTACAGTTCTAGAACCATCTGGGTTAGCAGTCATTTTAGTTGCACTTCCACTATCACCTGTTCCTTGCATTGGACTTTGGCCTAGCGGTATACCTGCTACTCGTTGCAAGTTAGGTGGTCCACCACCATCAACTTGTCCTCGAGATTTAATTCCTTTTAGTGTTGGCCCTAGTTCAATAATCCACTTCTTTCTAGGTTGTGGATTTGCTTGCCCTACTGTTCCAATATCATTTTCATATTTGTTGCAAGCGGCCTGTAATGCTGTGATAAAATCATCAACTGTCGTAAAGTTCTCAACATTAATGTCTTGATATACACTTGATTGATACTTTGCCATTCGTTGATTGTTAAGGGCAATGATATCATACGATGTTCCTTCTGCTCCTACACTTGCTTGTATTTCCTGAAACGTTAGTGAGTACATAAACATATTAGGATATACAACTCTTGTATCTGATTCTGGATCTCTACCTACAAATTCTATCTTCATTACATACCTAGCACTTGCTATTGTACTAAATCCAAATTGTCCACTTAATGCTAAAAGTTTATCAAGTAAATTAAAACCTAATACTTCCTGCATTTGAAATTGTATTACACCAGTTGAACCTTCAACATTTTTCTGTCCACCCCTAACAAATGTAGTCATGTTTACATTGTCAATACTGAATACAGTAGTTGCTCCAGTTTCAGCAATAATAACCGCTTCACCATTTTGTACTGGCGCACTATCGTTTGCTAGTGGATCAGGCATATTCCATAATCTTTTATTCACTAGATAGAGTGTTAACTTATAGCTAGTTAGGTTGTTCTGGTTCATCCAGTTTGGTTTGATATTTGTTTTATACATTATGAGAATTTTTCTGGTACAATTAGAGACATTCCAGACTTTAAGTCTAGTATAGGATCAACTAATGTATCAGGATTGAACTCTGCAAATACCCACCATAACTTTGGGTTACTGTATAGGTCATTTGCGAGAACATCAGGGCGTAGATCATATTTTGGATCTACTGTTATTGTCTTTGTTACTACTTCTGATTTATTGCTGATAACGTCTTGGTATATGTCAAGATATTTATTATCAATAATATTGGTGGTCCTGTAGTTACTATCTGGTCTGTATTCTGTTCTAGCCATTAGATATATCCTTTTCTCAATAGGTCTCCTGACGCATATTTTTTCAGATTCCATTCATCACGCAATCTACCTGGTGGATATTGTGGTGCTATATCAAAAGCAAATAGCATACTTGTCGGCACTGAACTTGATTCGCCTGGTATAGCTACTTCAGTTGTATCAAAGCCTTCTACAATGCTTGCTTCTGCACCTTGATTGAAGATGGATACTTCTTCTGCACCATACCCACTGTTTTGCATAGTACCATTCATTATCTCACCGTCCTGTGTATACACTGTTTGTGATCCATTTTCTTGTGTTACTACTGAAACATAGTCAACATCTTCTGGTAATGTAAAGTTAACATTTCGTACTATTACTGGTATGTTATTAAACATCTCATCTCCGTATCCACTGAATACCAAAACAGGAGGAGGTGTTCCAGCATCTGTTCTACGTACTCCATCTACATACGCACCAAAGTCACTCTTAGTAACTGTGCGGAAAAAATGCATAGCCGCCAACAAATATGAAGCTTCTTCTGCTGTGTTTGCTGTGAATATAGCTGTTACACTTAAACTAATATTTGGTGTCATCATATAATAATGTGGTTGATTGACACTTTGGTTAATATCATATGTTCCATAACTTGCGGTATGGTTTATGTTAATAGTTGGTGTATATGGAAATGTAATACCATGTCCTGTTTTTATTAGAGGGCG